CTCCCATAGAACTATTTTGCATATACTGAGAATATGCAGAACGAAGAGGTAAATTTTCTCTCCTTGCGCGATATCGAATATCGTAGACTGCTTGACGAATTCTCTGTTCTGGAGTTTTCTCCCCACCTTTATCATCACCGTCTCTACCCGAATCTTTTCTTTCAGGTTTATTAGACTGAGATAATTGTGCTTGTGGATGCTTTCTTGCAGGAAGATCTTCAGCAATATGCTTTTTCATGAGGACAATTTAACGCTTTACTTTTTTCCTACTTTTATTTATGAAATTAATACCATAAGGTTTTCCGCCACTTTGAATATTTTCCATACCAGTTCCGATTGCACCCGGAGTCATCATTGCGGCATATTTAAATGCACCCAATGTTCCTATTAGAGTATTTGGTTTTCCCGGCAATCTCATTTCTCTATCCATCTGCTTTTCAGAGTATGATTCTTTCACATCTTTAATCCAAGATTTAAACATCATTCCATTTTCAGACACACAAATTAAATAATTAGTTCCTCTACGAATAATTTTTCCATTCAATCCAGTATTTAAATTTTCAACAAAAGTTCCAATTTTAAAAATATTTTTATCAATATAATTTTCTCTTAAAGACTGTGAATCAAATTTTGGAGCAATTTCCCAAGTATTGTATCCTTCTTGTTGAATTTCCTGAATGTCCATTCCCTGCCTAACAAGATCAAAGAGTTGAAGTGCTTCTTTATTTTTTACTCCTTTAGGAAGTGCAGAACGGAAAGTCATAAAATCTCCCTCAGCTGCAGCAAGTCTAAGTCTTGATGCAGAAACTCCTTCTACACCTTTATTACTGTCAGGATCTCTATCTCCAGAAGACACAACATCAATTACATCAAATTGATATAGTTGTCCATTATATTCATTTGACAATCTCTCAAATTCTTTGACACGATCTGCACCACCAACAATTCTCACGTTAGTATATCCATCGTTGTGTGCTTTTTTAAGAACATCAAAGATAGTTCTAAAGTTTGGATCATTCACAATTCTTTCACTATGATCAGGAAACATCCTTCTCATAAAAGAAATTTTTGTGTCGGGATCTAATGGGTTTTTTTTCTTGTCTTGACTGCGCGATGGAACAATAATATAATCACCACCGTCTTCCATTGCCGCCATGGCAGCAGTGTCCATCAATTGTTGATGTCCAACTGTTGGAGGATTAAAGCGACCAAAAGCAATTGTAAGAGTTCCCTTAGTTTTTGGAACTGGTGGTGCTGTTACCACTGGTTCTTCTTGAGGAATTTCTTCTTGAGGTAGTTGTTCTAAAGGAACTTGCTGTTGAGGGACAGGTTGTTCTGGATATGAAGATCCAAGAGGAATATTTTTTTCAAACTCATTTTGATTAGGATCTTTTCCACCAATAACTTGGCGTTTGTTAAAATACTTCAGTTGACCCCCCACGGTCTTTGCCTCAAATTCACCAGTGGCTCTATTATACCACCCCCCATGCCCATCGCCAACAAGTCCAAGTCTTTTTGCTTGAACTGATGCGGAGGTTGCTTCCGTTATGAATTGATGAAAATTTTTCATTCTTTACTTATTACTTTTAGAAAAAGTATCTGCCACAAATATATTACAATTATTTATTTATTTCAATGCCCGTGAGAAGATTCGAACTTCCACTGTATGGATTCTAAGTCCACTCTCTCTACCATTGGAGTACACGGGCAAAAAGAACTAAATTACCTGATAGGCATTAGGTCAAATAGTTCTGGGTGAAGTTTTCCATACTTCCTTACAATCTCACCTGCTTTTGCATTTGCTTCATTTTCAGCAGCACTTCCAGGACTTGATGAAATTTGCTTCCCATCCATAACTTGCTTATAATGTATAAACTCATGAGATACTGTTCTTAGAATATCTATAGGATGGCGATTAATAATACTGATATAAAGTATTTCTCTGGTCATCATACCAAAAGTCATATTGTTTTTGGCAAAATCAGAGTCATCTATGAGGACATATGGAATATCATATGTTAAACGAAGTTCTCTTTTAAGGAAGACAATAAATCGCTTAAGAATAACATCAAACTGTATTCTTGTGGTTGGTCTTCCTTTTCTTTTGCCAATCAAAGACATTTTTTAAAATATTTATTATACGCCAAGAACTGTACCAATAGAATCATCAATATCTCTAATAACATTGCGAATATCAGTAATACGAAGAGGAACACTTACTTCATTGTAAGTATATCCTTTTTGTGCATCAAAAAGAATTTGACGTACTGCGGCGGCGCAGCGAGCGTCCATTTTAATTGTTACTTGTTTTTCTTTAGTCATCGGTCATCAGCAGCACGGTTTTCGGAGAAGTAAACATCAAACGCACCCTCAGGATAACGTTTGAGAAGTTTTTGAACATTACGAGCAACTACATCATCAAGCGTCACATCAAGTGCAATACATGCTTGAGCAACATACCACATAATGTCACCAAGTTCAATAATCAGATGCTCACGATTATCTTCATTATAGGGTTTGCCCTGGAAAATCATTTTCTTGACAATTTCCATAAATTCACCACCTTCAGCATTGATACCAACAGAGGCGGTCAGAAGACGCTCAATATTAGCACCTTTCTCATCTAGAGCAACCAGGCGGTCGGAGAGGGCAAGAAAGTCCTTAGATGCATCAGAAGTTACAGCATCCACAAACTCGGCATACTTATTAAAATTAACGTGTTTAGCGGTTTCCATTAAAATTTAAATCCTTCAAACGACTTTTTGGGTTTCTTGTCTTCATCATTATACTCGTCTTCTTGTCCAGAGTCAAGTATATCTTTTTGAGCGGTTTGCTCACAATCATAAAGACGCATTTTTGCACGATCAATACCTACAATAAAACGTTTGTAGATCGTAGGGTCATTATAACGATTCTTCAGTTGCTTGACCATAATCTGGCCAAGTTGCTCTAATTCTTCTGTGCTAATCAGAGCAAACATAAGGTCAGCAGTGGCAGGCAAACCAAAGGATTCTGAAGTGTCAGTCAACTCAACATCAGAAGATCCAAACCCACTTCGTGTAGTTTGAGTCGCACTGACGATTGGTACATTGAATTCTACAGCAAGACCACGAAGTTCTTCAGCAATTGCCTTGATATAGGAATACGAATTCACAGAAAGGTTTGACTTATACCTACTAGAAGCACAGATATTCAAATAGTCAATAAAGATAATATCTGGTTTGAATGACTTCTTCAAAGACAATTCATTCAAAAGTGCCTTGAAGTGTCCACTATGTGCCGAAGCAGTTGGATACTCTTTAATAATAAGAGTACCTTGTGTTTTCTTAGCAAGGTTTGTCACCTTACTTTCAAACATTTGTCTAGGCAAATCTGTAATGTTTTGAATCGGAACATTCAGAAGGTTTGCATCAATTCTTTCAGCAATACGTTCTTCTGCCATTTCCATCGTAATGTACAAAACGTTCCTCCCTTGGAGCAAGACGGAGCTAGCCACATGGCACATGAATAAAGATTTCCCGACACCCGTACCAGCAAGAGCGATATTGAGAGTTTTGTTAGGGAGACCACCTTTCGTGATTTTGTTAAAGTATTCAAGATCAAATTCGATTTTGTCTTCTTGTCTGTGGTAAAACTCATATCGTTCTTCATAGTTTTGTAAGTAATCATGTCCAATATTATTATCAAAAGATACTGCAAGAGCATCAGAAAGAATACTAGGAATCGCATCACGATTCTTTTTTTCATTATTTCCATCGGCAATATGGATTGATTCCATAAGTGCCAAATAGATAGCACGGTCACGACACCACTTTTCAGTAGTATCAAGTAACCATTGCTTTTCAACAGGAAAATCATTCAGAGATTTATTAATTTCTCTGACTTCTTTTACCTGATCCTCTGTCAAGTCCGTGCGATTTTCTATCTCAATGTTGAGTGCTTCGATGGTGATTGCTGAACCATATTTAACAATAAACTGGACAATCTCCTCAAAAATGACTTTTTCGGATTTGCTCTCAAAATAATCTGGTTGTATGAAAGGAATGACTTTACGCGAGTAATCTTCATTGTATATCAGGTTTCTAAGGATTGTGGTTTCAATTCTTTCCATTACTTATAATGCAAATATGTGCTCATAATATATTTTGACTCACTTATTGGAGCATTTCCTTTGTGTGGAAAAATCCAAAGTGGTGGGAACACTACTAACGTCCCCTTTTTAGGTTGAATAATTAAATCTTTAAAAACTGTCTCTCCACCTTGATTAACGTCATTCAAATACCACATAAAAGATAAAAATCTTCGTGCAGATGGGTAATCTAGCACATCAACATGAGTATCAAAACGATCTTCTCCACCAGTATTATATTTTTTTACACGAAACTGTTCAAATGCATGTTCTTGGGGGAAAACTCTAGGATCAATAAATTCATAATACTTATCACGGTAAGTGAATACATTTTTAATAACATGATTATGAATTTGATTTATTTCTGAAGAGATTTCTTTATTCTCTGTGAGATTAAACTGCGTAAAATTAGGTTTCCCTTCATTCTCAAATCTATCATGCTTATCTAAAGTCTGATCAAATAATGTAACCAAAAAATCACAAATATCAGACTCTAAAGCATTTTCATAAATGTGAATAAAATCATTTAATTCATCCATAACTAAACTCTTTCTTTGCAATCTCATCCAGTTTTTGCATTACTTCTTCAGTAAAGTACTCCCCTGGGTTTGCAAGGATTTGTTTAGCATAAATTTTCTTACCGTCCATCTCATAACGACCTGCAACATTTTTCCAGAGTCCGCCGAGTTCCCCGAGTTCCAGAAGACCATAATAGCGATCAAGACCGCGCTCATCATAAAATAGACGGATTTCAACTTGTTGATTCTCCTTACTCAAACGCGACTTAGCAGTCTTTGCTTTGATAATGTTTCCAATAACTTCCTTTCCATCTTTCTCTTTCGACTTGCTAAGATAGATGATAGTAGAAGCGGCATACTTAAGACCACTACCACCACCCATTTCTTTTGTAGGAACATAAGCACCGATGACATCATAAGTATGATTAGTAACAATCATAGGAATATTTGCTTGTCCCAACTTAAGAGTAAGCATACGAAATGCTCCTTTTACAAGTTGCGATTTTGTCATATCACGAACTTCTTTATCATTCAAAGCATCATTAATTTCCTTACTCGTGGAAAGCATTCCCAAAGAGTCTAGCACAAAAATGCAAGGTTTGCGTTCTGCTTCTGGTTTTTTCATATACATATCTACTGCCTTGAGTGCCTTTGTACGAAACTCTTCAACAGTCACAACATTAACAACCACAAGACGTGTAGTATCAATTCCCCGACTTTCTAAAAGAGATTTAGTGATAGCAGCTTCAGTATCAAAGTAGAGACAGTAACCATCGGGATGAGTATCAAGAAAATTCTTAACCACTGCGATAGAGAAAAAAGTCTTTCCAGTAGAAGACTCTCCAGCAATAGCAGTAATCTTATTCCCAGATACACCGCCAAATATACTACCTGAAACCAGTGCGTTAAAAATATAACTGCCTGTATCAACGAAAGTTTCCGTTTCATCAATTTCAGAAGCAAGTTTAGTATAATCGTCCCCGATTTCTTTTACAATGTCATTTAAGAAGTCCATCAGTTTTTCCTCATAGGTGTAGTTAAAATTTTCTCAGGAGTCCATCCTTTGTGATATCTGTATAAAATACATCTTTCTGACAATCCAGTTTCTTTGTGCCAATCACGAACACATTTGATTTGATTTTTATATTCAATCAAAATAGAACTTCTTCTATTTGTATCTTGTTGATGTTTATCTTCCCATCTACAATTTTCTGGATAATAACCTTTATTGTTATCTATTCTACCTAATGTCATATTATTTGGGCGTTCTCCCATATCAAATAAAAAGTTTTCAAAAACTTTCCACCTACCACATACAGAAATTCCTCTATCAAAATAACCTGATTTTGATTTGCATCGTCTATGCATAGCACACCAACTGTTATAAGTTGGTGTTGTTTTTTTGCGACTATTGTGACCGTGCTTTGTATTTCCGTGCATTAAGAAAAAAATAATTCAAGGTTTACTGTTTTTTCTGTCTTCCACCCAATAGCATCAAGAATAGACTTTAGTGGGTCAATAAAACTCTTTTCAAATTGTAATTCATAGTCAATGTATTTGTCAAGACCAAGTTCTTTTGGAAAGTCCTGAATAAAGGAGATAATATTCTCTTGAATGATATTTGGTTTTTTCAAATAGACAAACTTGATTTTCTCACCATTACCAATCAATGAATACTTATTCGTAAGTTTTTTCTCCTTTATATAATGATTGAAAAGAAGTGCTCCACGAATATGAATGGGAGTTTTATGAGCATAAATTGTGGATGAAGAATGATACTTACGCACATCAGAAGCAGTTCTTGGGAAGGCAATTTGCTCTGGTGGAAGTTTTTTAAATTCCTTTTTACATTGATCGATAAATTTAATTACATCATCCTCCGTACCACTCATCATCAGTTTGAGTCCATCTTTAATCATCTTGCGACAAGGTGCAGGAGTTGATGACTTAACTGCCTCAATACCCATCATCTTAAGTTTAGGTTCTTCGTAGCGAACACCTTCACTATCCCAGACATTCAGAATGTAACGCTTCTTGGCAGTCCAGATTCCACGTTCGGCAATATTCTCACGTTTCATCTGCATCTTCTGATCGTAAGCATTCACATACTCAGCCAGTTCTTTGTAGCAACCCTCAATATACTTTTCAAGTTCCACCTTACAGACCTTATCAAGGAACGAAATAATGCTTTGAGTAGTTTTCTCTCTTCCCTTGTATACAGTTTCAACCAGAGAACCCATATTGAGATAAACAGAGTCAGTATCAGAAGCAATAACATAATCTACCTCTTTCGTTTTAAGAATCTTATTCAAATATTGATTGAGTTTATTTTCAATCCAACGAATAGCAACCTGCCCAGATAGAGTGATTGCTTCCGCATTTGCTAATTTGTAATAACGAAAATATTGATTGCCAATAGCACCATAAGCAGAGTTAAGTTGAATCTTCCTTGCCATCTGGATATTGTTACATCGAGCAATCTCTTTTTCTAGTTCCTTTGTTTTTTTCTTTTCATACTCCTGTTTTGCAACGAGCATTTTCTTTTTATAAATGGTGCGATCCTGATAAATTTTATCCATCAGTTCTGGAAGAAATCCACGCACATCCTTACGATACATGGCACCATTAGCACATACTGCATAATCCTTATAAAGTTCAAATGTCAATTCCTGATTAAGAATCTTATCAACTGTCACAGTAGGATGCCGTTCATCCATAAGAGTTTCTGGACTTACATTGAATTGCATAATTAAGTGTGGATATAGACTATTCAAGTCAAAATTAACAACCCAATCATACATTCCAGGAATTGGTTCTTTTACATAAGCACCAGCATACTTAGAATCCTTATCAGAACGTTCTTTGGGAGGAATCACGATATTCCTCTTTTTCAGATAGTTGTAGATAATCGTATCCCACATCCGCACCTGTGAAAACACATCAGCATAGTTTGCCTTTGCGTCATATGCCATCGTGATTGCAAGTTCAATCAGTTTCATCTTGTCTTCCAAACGGTCAACAAGTTCTACGTCAACGATGTTGTATTCTACAAACTTTTGCCATCCTTTAGTGTAGAAGTCTTTGAAGGTATCAAACTCGGAGTGATCAAGTTTTTTCTGACCAAGTTCTACACTTGCAATATAATCAAGACGATAAGATTCCTGTGCCTTATAAGTAAACTTCTTATAAAGATTTAGATAATCAAGTTGCGTAATACCACCGACATCATATGAAATATGTTTACGACCTGCGATGTAAGTTTCTCTTTCAGTTACAAGACCCCATGGCGACAAACGTTTCATTAGTTTCTCACCAAGAATCCTGTCAATCCTGCGGACAAGATACGGAATATCATACAACTCACTATTCCACCCAGTCACGACTTCTGGTGTATTTTCTTCAATCATCCACCAGTTAATAAAGTCATTGAGAAGATCGTACTCACTTGAAAATGAACGATATTCAACATTCTTCTGTTGATTCTTGAAAAGACCTTGCCCCCAAGTGCGAATTTTCTTAGAAGAATAATCTTGAATGGTGATAAGAAGAACTTCTTCTGCAGCAGATTCCACATCAGGGAATCCATTTTCAGAAGCTACCTCAATATCAAGAGTAGTAACTTTAATTTTACTAATATCAAACTTCAATTCCTCTTCAGGATACATTTCAGAAATGTATTGGTAAATATACCCAGTGTTTCCATAAATCTTAAAGTTTTCTACACCATCATACCTTTTAACAAAATCACGACATTCCCTTACAGTTCCGGGATTAACTTCTTCTACATATTCCCCATTCAAGGTTTGATATTTGGTTTTTTTATTTGCAGGGACAAAAAGAGTCGGGTTGAACTTCTCACGAGTCATGAAGTGTTTTCCATCTTCATAACCACGAACCAAGAAGTGGTCCCCGACCATCTGGACGTTTGTATAAAATCTCATCAGGCAGTTAATTCAAGATACTTTTGAACGATTTCTTCTTTAGGATCAACGATAGTAAGAATACTATCAGAATGAATCATCATTTCTCGTTGATCAGTGACATCAGGCCAAGGTGTCAAATTACCTTCAGGATCTATTTTATAAGGATTAATTAATTTACAATCGGGCTCCCCAAGTTCAGATCCAACTTCAACAATCTCAGTGATAATAACACTATCAACCTTCAGTAATAGACATTTGATTGCTTTGGACATTTAATTTTTCCTCATACATTTTTTTAAGTGATTGAATGGGATCAACTAAAGTTACAACCCAATCCATTGTTACAAGCATTTGAGTATCTTCAGTCAAGATAATCCAAGGTGTTAGTGATACTTGTATTTTAGAATCATAATCAGATTCTTCTGAAAGAACAATACTCCTTTCAGTAAGTACTTTCTGTGGATTTTCAAAAATATATCCACATACTTTTTCTTCAGAAACAAGTTCCTTTATATCAGAAATAACTGTTTCTCCAGATTTTAAGAGTGCTAGTTTGATTGACATTTTTATTCTCTCCATCGTTTCATTATAGTCAAAAAAATGGGAGGTGTCAACTGGATTGTGCCAGTTACCTCCCGTCTGCGCCGACGATACTTACTATGTAGTCAAACTTTGTATTATCTTACCAGTCCATCCTTTATGGTGGTTTCTTTTTCCGATTATAACTTTATTCATAGTTCTATGGTCTAATCCATTATCATCACAAGTTTTTCTTAAACTATTTGTTTTGATTGTATTGCCATCAGGTGATGTTAACTCATATTCATATCTTTTATAGTTATCATTTGTATTAAATTTTTCTTTTCTAGTATAGAAATACTTACCTCCACCTTTCCAATTCCAATGAAGTTCTCCTCTCATACTTTCACCTCTTTTTACTTTAGCATTTTCATATAAGTAAGAGTTAAAATATCTTCCCTTGGATTTCATATTGATATGGGCACACAACATTTTCTGTGTATTTTTATGTTTTAATCCATATCTTCTCTCACATATTTTTTGTAGAAGAATATGGGCAATATAATGCTCTCTTCCAGTGAGGACCACTATCTTATCATTTTTTCCAAAAATACTTTTAGGAAAAATATGGTGTTTTTCCACATATCCTTCAGGACAATATCTATTCTCTGCCTTTCTAATAAGGTTACAATAAACCTTTAGATAGTTCATTTCTACTCTAATTTGACCGCACACTTATTTATATTAAAAAGGAGGGAATTTCACCCTCCTCCTGACAGATTGCGGTCAAATCAGGTAATATTATTTAGAGATAGTCCTTTCTAGCGTGATGTTCTGGAACTATTTTTCCAAGTTTAACGGTTAGTAGTCCATCCTCAAATACCACTTCCCGTACTTCCGTGTCGTCGGATAGTGTCCATGCTCTCTTGAAAGATCGTTGAGCCAATCCCTTATGGAGGTAGTTGGTATCAGACTCCCTATCCTCTTTTTGTCCTTCGATAAAAAGTTTTCCATACTCCGTGTATACATGTACTTCCTCCTTTTTAAATCCAGCAAGTGCAAGTTCAAGTCTAGACTCTACATTACTGACTTGAACAAGGTTGTATGGGGGATAATTAGAAGTTGTTTCATGAAGATTGAAAAGACGATCAAAGTATTCGTCCATTCCAATACTATTGCGATTAATCCTTTCCAATAAGGCAGGAAGATCCGCATGTGTAAACCGTGAGGTTACAAGGTTAGTCATTATGGTAGCTCCTTTTTAAAGCGAGTTTGTGTTTTGTGGATCCTTACGGCATCCAATACTAATTATATAAGAAATACAAAAAAAAGGGAGTGTTGGACTCCCTACAAAATCATTCGGTTTCTTCACCCTTTTTTTTCTTAGCACCAATATTGTACTTGGTTTCCAGAATCCAATCACCTTTGTCCTTATATGCAAGAACTTTAATTTGATTCAAAGGAGCAATGTCCTGAATCTTAGTAACATCCACAATATCAATCAACCCCCAATCGGCAAGCAGTTGAGCAATACGATTACGACGTTGAACATCATTAACAGTCAGGTTTGCATGTTTACCATCTAAAGCAAACAGTTCTTTAAAGTGAACGAGGTAATATCTACCTTGCTTGTGCAGAATATGGCAAGATTGGTAGATTTTCTTTTCCTTTCTTGAAGCAACTCCGATACGGGTCAAAGTCTCACGAACTTTCAAAAAGTCATCGGGTTCGTTGAGAATCACTTCGACCATTTGGTCGGGCGTCCACTTCACTTCAGGTTCTTGAACGACACTCATTTTGTTCCTCCAGTTTCAAATTTCGATTTAATAAATGTTAGTTGTTCTTTAGTAAGAATCCTCAAAGCTTGTTTTGCCTTTTCATTACTATAACCATAATAACGTTTGACATAATCAAGGTCTTTGATTTTATCTTGTCGGAGCCAGGGAGAAAATCTCTTCTTTTTCCTCAGACTATTTAGCAAAAAATCATATTGCATC